GCCATCAACGGCAAGGCTGTGACGTTCCTTGGTGCTGCGTCGGGTCAGTACGCTCAGAACCTCGTGTACCACAAGGACGCGATCACGTTTGCCACGGCTGACCTCCTGCTCCCGCAGGGCGTTGACATGGCTTCGCGTCAGGTCCACAACGGTATCTCCATGCGCGTTGTCCGTCAGTACGACATCAACAACGACCGTATGCCGTGCCGTATCGACGTGCTGTATGGCTACTCGGTGATTCGTCCGCAGATGGCCTGCCGCATCTGGGGCTAATTTTTAATCTAATTCACGGAGTAACTTAAAATGGCACTTCCTAATGGTTCTGGTGGTTACCAGGTTGGTGCAGGCAATAGCGCCGAGGCGATCCTCGGCACGCTGGGGTCTGTTACTGCTTACGCTGGCGCGTCGGGCACGATTGCTGTGGCTGACCTTGAAAACGGAGTTTTCTCCGTTGACTCGGGCAGCACCAGCGCGGGCACGTATTCGTTTGCCGATGCGGCTGATGTTGACGAAGCGGTGTCGAGCGCCCGTGTGGGTAGCACGTTCGACTTCTTCTGCGTTAACCTTGGCGACGATGCGGGCAACGATGTGACGTTCTCGGGCACAGGCTGGACGATTGTCGGTGACGCAGTAGTGGCGAACGGCACGTCCGCTCACTTCCGCGCTCGTAAGACCGGCGATGCGGCTTGGACTTGCTACCGCCTCGGTTAATAGCAACGCTCCCGGCGGGTCAAACCGCCGGGGGCACTTCTTAGAGGAGTATTGATATGCCTAATACAAAGGCGGTCGGTGTTGCGTTTTCGGACCCGGCACTTGACGGCGCAGTAATTGGCGCTGCGGGTGGCACGGTCGGATTCTTCGGCACGACGCCGGTTTCCGAAGGCGCGGCTTTGACGACCCAGCTTACGACGATTACGTCCACGGCTCCGTCGCCCGCAGATTACGCGATTCAGGATTTGACGCAGACGACTCCGTTTGGCTTCGTTACAAAGAACGAGGGCAACACGGTGTTGTCTGTAATCGCAAATCTTCAGACTCGCGTTGCAGAACTTGAATCCCGGTTTCAGGCTTACGGCCTGCTTCCGTAATTCATGTTTTGGTACCTAAGACATCCTGTCCATGGTCAGAAGGTGGCGATCTCCGATATGGAGGTCGCCGCCGATCTGGAAGAGGGCTGGGAAGAGTACGATCCGAATAGTTCCGATGAGGAATATGAGGAACAGCCGGTGGTTGCCAAGAACAAACTTCGTGGCAGACGCCGGAAAGCATCTGACGAGGGTTAATTATGACTACCGTTGCTGACCAGATTAACGGCGCACTGCGCCTTCTGGGCGTGTTGGCGGAAGGTGAAACGCCTTCAGCGGCGATGGCGCAGGACTCGTTGTCTGCGTTCGATCAGATGGTGGATAGCTGGAACACGGAACGTCTTGCCGTGTTCTGTACGCAAGACCAGACGTATTTTTGGCCTGCCGGTGCGCGTATTCAGACGCTTGGCCCGACGGGCGATTTCGTTTATGTGCTTGGCACTCAGTCTGAGGTGCCGATTATTACGCAGAACGACCAATACCTGTCGCTTGAGGACAATAATCCTGTCCCAGCGCAGCAGCGTCCGATTTTGCTCGATGATTCGACGTTTTTCCGTGATCCGACGACTAACGTGTCGTATGGCATCAAGTTTATCAACCAGCAGCAGTACAACGGTATTGCGGTAAAGACGGTTACTAGCACCTACCCGCAAGTCATGTTTGTCAACATGACGTTCCCGAACATCTCAATGTCGGTGTATCCGGTGCCGAGTAGGACGCTAGAGTTCCACTTTATCTCGGTGCAAAAACTTCTCGACCCGGCTTCCCTCAGTCTTGAGTTGCTGATGCCGCCGGGATACTTGCGTGCGTTCCGATACAACTTAGCATTGGAACTTGCGCCTGAGTTTGGTGTCGCGCCGTCCCCGGACGTGCGCCGCGTTGCGATGTACAGCAAGCGCAATCTCAAGCGTATCAACAACCCGGATGACGTGATGGCGATGCCGTACAGCCTGATGGCTCGTCGCAATCGCTACAACATCTTTGCTGGCAACTACTAATGAAGTCGCCGATCCTCGGGTCGAGTTACGTTGCACGCAGCGTAAACGCCGCCGACAATCGGTTGGTGAATCTGTACCCCGAGGTTGTACCCGAAGGGGGGAAGGAGCCTGCATACCTTCAGCGTTGCCCTGGCCTACGTCAGTACATGTCGGTCGGCTCTGGGCCGATTCGTGCGTTGTATCCTTTGGGAGACAGCCTGTACGTCGCCTCGGGTAGCGAGTTCTACAAGGTTGACGGTAACTTAAATGTTACTAAGCTCGGCGACATCACGGGCAGCGGCCCGGTGTCGATGGCCGATAACGGCATCCAAATCTTTGTAGCGTGTAACCCGAACGGGTTTATTTACAACAGCAACACCAACGTCTTCCAGCAAATCACTGACCCCGACTTTCCGGGCGCGGTGACGGTCGGCTACCTTGATGGCTATTTCGTCTTCAACGAGCCGAATAGCCAACGTATCTGGGTAACGCAGTTGCTCGATGGCTTGTCCATCGACCCGCTCGACTTTGCGAGTGCCGAAGGCTCCCCTGACGGGCTGGTGTCGATTATCGTCGATCACCGCGAGGCGTGGCTCTTTGGCACGAACTCGGTTGAGGTCTGGTACAACTCGGGCAACCCCGACTTTCCGCTGGAGCGCATCCAAGGTGCCTACAACGAAATCGGTTGTATTGCCCCGTATAGCGTAGCCAAACTCGATAACAGCGTGTTTTGGCTTGGAGCCGACGCACGAGGTCAAGGCATCGTCTATCGCGCCCAAGGCTATCAGGGCGTGCGTGTATCGACTCACGCCGTAGAGTTTGCCATTCAAGGCTACACGGATATGTCCGACGCGCTGGCCTACACGTACCAGCAAGACGGCCATGCGTTTTACGTACTCATTTTCCCGAGTGCAGAAACCACATGGGTATACGATGCCGCGACAGGTTCGTGGCACGAGCGTGCGGGGTTTTACAAAGGTAAGTTCCGCCGTCACCGTTCTAACTGCCATGCCCGGTTTAAGGGCCAGCCGGTGGTCGGTGATTATGAGAACGCCAACCTGTACCAGTTTGATCTGCGGTATTTCCGCGACGACACCCGTGAGCAACGATGGATGCGCCGATGGCGTGCCCTTCCGACGGGTGCCAATAATTTGACGCGTACCATCCATCACCAGTTGCAGCTTGACTGCCAAACGGGTGTGGGCGGGTTGTACGACGATGACAGCCTCTTGGCGCAGCAGGCTCCGGGCTTGATCTTGCAGCAAGACAACGGCGGGATCGTCGTTGAGGGCGAACCCAATAACAGCGTGGTTGACCCACAGGTTATGCTGCGCTGGTCAGATGACGGCGGCCATACGTGGTCGAGCGAACACTGGCAGTCATTGGGTCCGATTGGTGCAACCTATACCCGCGTCATTTGGCGGCGACTCGGGGCGACTCTGAAGTCGCGTGACCGCGTGTACGAGATCACGGCGGCTGATCCGATGGTGACAGCCATCATGGGCGCTGAACTGCGGCTCTCGCCGACGGCGGCCTAATGGCTACGTCTAACACCACCAACATCCCGGCACCCCGCGTTCCGTTCATTGACGAGCGCACCGGGTTGATTTCCCGTGAATGGTTCCGGTTTCTCAATAACCAGTTCCAGTTGACAGGCGGTGGTACGACCCAGATCAGCACGGCTGACTTGGAATTGACCCCTGCGTTGGCGGCAACGACCGAAGACGCGATTCCTGAACTGGAAAAGGAAATACAGGCGTTAAAACTTGCGCCTCCGTTGCTGCCGTTAAACACGCCAAACTACGGCATGTTTTACGACACGACGACGCAAGTTGCAGCGGCAATAAATACTGCCTATCCCATCACGTTTAATACGACAGCGTTTGGCGTAGGCGTTCGACGCGGAACTACAACGTCGCAAATTCTGATTCAAAACCCCGGCGTTTTTAACTTTAACTTTTCGATACAGTTTGACAAAACGTCTGGTGGTGACGCGATTGCTGACGTATGGTTCCGCAAGAACGGAACGGATATTTCAGATTCGGCGTCACGCATCCGCATTAAAGGAAACAACGGCGA